AAACCAATCCTACCGCACCGCGTTCTTGAGCCAGGGCGGCACGCCGTTGCTCAGAAGATAGAGCGCCGCGGCGCCGACGCCGCCGAATAAGATCCGCAGCGCCCAGATCACGCCGACAAGCTGTTGCCGTTCGGCGTTGATCGCGTCCATTTTGTGGCTCAGTGCGCGAAGCTGCGCGTCTACGCGCGCCTCGCGCTCGGTTTGCGCGATTTGCGCCGCGTGGTCGCGCTCGATGCGCGCCTTTTCGATCTCGTCGAGGCGCGCGCCAATCGCGCCGATGTCGCGGAAACAGTCTGGCGTCGGCATTTCGCGCGCTCCGTTCGCTAGGGCTTGGAGGCTGGCGCCAGCGGCCCCGGCCTGTCCGAAGAGAACGCGCTGATCAGCGGCGCGACGGCGAGCACGAACACGCCGACGATAAAAGCGTCGGTCTGCTGAATCGCATGGGTCGCGGCGGCGGGCACGTAATCCGGCAACGCCAGCGTGCCCTTGGCGATGGCGTCGAGCACGCCGACGGCGCCGCTGATTATGAGGCCCGTCGTCGGATCGATGGTGGGAAATTTCATTGCTGGCCCTCTCGTTAAAGGAGCCTCGCGCGAAAATTTCTCGCGCGAGGTTTGGTTGGCGTTAGAGCCCGGCCTTGCCGATGGCCGAACCGACCGCGCCTTGCGCCGGAAGCTTGCTCTGGATCGCGCTATTGACGTTGCCGATCGTCGTCTGAACATTGCTGTTGAACTTCGCCAGATCGGCGCCGGCATTACCGGTGGGGAGAAAGAACAGGCCGTTGTTCCCGCCAAGGAAATTGGTGTGATAGGCGAGGCCGACGCGCACGCTTTCCTCGGTGAAGCGCTTGGTTCCCATGAACTGCGACTGCTGCGCGGAAATCGCCGCCGGCGTCGCGCCATAGAGCAGACCGGAGCCCGCGACCGTATGCGAACCCCAATCGGCGTGGTCGTATTCGAGCTTCGCGCTCCAGCCCGGAATGAACATCCATTCGACGCCGCCCTTGGCGTGCCAGCCGGCGAACAGCGCGCCGGCCGTCCCGAAGCCGCTGGCGACGTTATAGGGCGAACCCGAATAGACGCTCGAATCGGTCTTCAGGAAGCTCGGACCGCCGCCGACATAGACCTGAAGGGCCGGCGAGATCAGCCAGCCCGCCTTGGCGGTCGCGTCATAGCGCGCGGTCCACCCCGCGCCGATCTGCGCGACCGAGGGAACGGAGCCGAGCCCCGGCGTCGCGAAGGTCACGGATTTCTCATCGCCGCCCACCGGCAGATCGGCGGAAGCCTCGATCCCCAGCACCCAGCTTCCCGCCTGATAATTGGCGCCGATGTTCGGGCTGAAGACAAAGGCGCGGTTGTTGAGGACAGCGGTCGCGCCGGCCGCATAGGCGTAGGGCTGAAACGTGGTTCCAACACCGCTGTTGTACGCCTCCAGATTCATGTTCGGCGAAGAGTCGAAGGCGTAGCCGCCGGAGACGCCGAAGTAGAGTCCGGTCCAGGAAGTCGCGGGAATGAACAGCGGCGCCGGCGCGACTTTCGCGGAGGGCAAATCGGCCGCGCGGGCATTGATCGGGGCGAACGCCGCCAGCGCGCCAAGAATGATTCCAAGCGCGAGACAGGCGATGTCGGAATTGGCGAAGCGCCAGATTGAAGCGTGGTTTTCCTTGGTCATGGGATGTCCTTCGGTTGAAAAAAAAACCGCCGGCCCGTGAAGGGTCGGCGGCGATGGTCGTTAGCGGCGGAAGTGGTTGGCGGACGCGGCGGCGGGAGCCGCGCGGCGTTTCACGATGCGTGGATCGCCCGCGCGTTCGCGAAATATCGTGCTTGATCGAAGGCCGTCAGACTTCAACCCCCGCGACGCCATGCTCTTGCATGTCGACATACGGGTCGTAGTTATCAGCCGGATAGAAATCCCCGGCGAAGAGTTCGGCTTGACGAAACACCGGCACGCGCTGCACGTGATCGTTGTCGTGGAAGGAATGCCGACACTTCGGCGTTCCCCAATCACCGCCCCAGATCAGACCGTGTTTTTTGGCGAGCGCCTGCAACAGCGCGTAATCGGCCTTCCAGTCAACGGCGCCCGATGGCCCGGTGATGCCGAGATCGCAGGCGACGCCATAGCCGTGACAGCCGACCTTGCGGAGTTCGGTCGCGTGTTGATTGAACAGTTGCAACTGACGGCGCGAGGAGCGGAAGGTCTCGAGCACGACGAGATGGTGGTCATGAGTCGCGGCTTCGGCGATCAGCCTCGCCACTGCCGCGCGCGTGCCGGGCTCCAGCAACTCAGTCGATTTTTGAATGTCGATTGAATGAAACGCCGGCGATTTGGCCAGCACGTCGGAATAGAACGAGACCATAAGGACTCCTCTCCGTATGAGCAAATTTTGGGGATGGCGGCGCGCGCGGCGCCTCGGCGCCGGCGGCCGCGGGTTTTGTTTTCGCTTCGCGACTAAATCACGCGGAGCCAGCGCAACGCCACTTCCGTGCTCGCCGCCGTCAGCATGAAATAGCCAAATTGCATCGCGACGCGCTCGGCGAGCGCGCGGCGCGGACGCCGCCAGGTTGAACGATCGGCGATGTCGACCGGACGCGGCTTTTCCGGATCGCGCAGCGCCCAATCATGAATCAACAATATCGCCAGGCCGCTCGCGGCGAACAGGCACAAGCCCCCGGTGTCGAATGCGTTGCAAGAGATCATCGCTTGCATCTCCGAGAGGCCAACGCCCGCGCGACGATCGCGGGGCGACGGCGAGCCATGGCCCGAGAAGCGCGAGCCCCGCCGTCATGCGTTTCGACGAACGCATGACAGTGGAGAAACTCGGCATTCCCACGCCTTGTTCCGCGAAAGTTGACAGCGCGATTTCCTGTCGTTCGAACGACAAGCGCGCTAACGCTTGAATATCGGCAGCAGCGCCTGGATCGTCGCCGCCGAAATGCCGGGGTTCTTGTCGAGCGCGAGTTGATCCTCGGCGATCGGCGCGAGGTCGATTTCGAGAATCTGCGCGCCGATCTTTTCGGCCTCGGCGTCGATCGCCTTGCGCGCCTCGGCGTCGAGTTCGCCGCCGCCGGAGGCCAGTTTATCGCGCGCTGCTTTAAGCGCCCGTTGCGCCGGGCCGATCGCGTCACTGATATGCGAGGCGTCGACGGCGAGCGCGACGCGGAAGCCGGGGCCGAAGGCGAAGGGAACCTGCGCCTGCGTTTCCTTCGCGCCGTCCTTGATGATTTGCGTCGCGCCCTTGTTGAGCTGTTCTATGCCTATCGAGACCGAAAACGCCTGATTGACGGTGAGCTTCACGGGTTCCGCGAAAGCCGCGCCCGCGAGGGCGAACAGCGTGACGAGGGCGTAAGCGACGATCTTCATATTGTTCTCCAGATTTTCGAGAGCTGCTTTGGCGGATATGTTCGCGGCGGCCTCTTGTCGAAAAGGCCGCCGCGAATGTTGGCGCTTGGTCGACGATCCAGTTGGAGCCGTTGTAAAGCACGGATATTTTCGACGAGCCGCCGCCCGCGGAAACAGTCGCGCCATACGTCGATGTGGCGGCGTCGGTGACGAACGCGCGCTGGCCCGCGGCCGGCGAGCCTGGCAAAGTGCTGTAGGTCAATGCGGCGGTGATTATCGTCCCGAGTTTGAGCGTTGCGGAAAAATCTCCTTGCGCGCTGTTGCCGAGCGTCGCGACGCCAGCCGCCCCACGCCACAAACAAGTGTCAACACCGGCGGTCGGATTGCCGATGGACGCAAAGCAGTAACCGCCTGTGTTCTGCACCTCGAAACCGGAGGCGTTGACCGCCGCCAGATTGTTCCACGTTCCGGTGATTCCTGAACTATTGCCGGAAAACACAAGATTTCCGCCGCCCCAATAATAGGCCGATATGCCAAAACCGTTGCCGCTCGCTGGCGTAAACACGAGCTGCGGCGCGCTCGACGTGCTTGTGACGGAGCCGATCGTGACAAGCGTCGGAGCGATCGTCAGCGCTGTCGCGAAACTGTTCTTGCCCGTGCCAGATGAGCCCGCCGCCGCCGTCTGAAACAGAAACGAACCTCCAACGCCCGTGCCCGTGCCGGCGGAGGCCTGGAAGGTCGTGTTGACGCCGGCGGTGTTGCTCGTGCCGGCGAGCACGTTCTGAAAGCTGATGGTCTGCGCGACGGGCGACGCCGCGTCGGCGCCGCCGAAGCGCAAATTCGCCGCGCCGACGCTGCCAAAGAAAGCGTTTCCGGCGAACAAGCACGAACTGGCGCACGTCTGATTGCCGAAGACGAGTTGCGTGTCGCGCGCGTCGAGGGCGATCGTCATCGCGCCGGCGGCGGTCATGCCGACGAAGGAATATTCTCCCGCAATACCCTGATTGTCCCTTGCCAGATAGCCTGGGCCAGTGATGTCCGCCCAACTGGCGAACATCGACGGGACATAGACGGTCGGCAAAAGAATTTGCCGACCGAGACCCGGACCGCCAGAGTAGTGCCCCGACGCTATCATTGCGAGACCGGTATAAATCCCCCCCTGATTGATATAAGTAAGCAGCGTCTTCACACCGCCATTGGTTCCATAAAACTCAGCTTGGTTGTTGTAATTATAAGCCGAGCTTGTAATCGTAATGGTCAGCGGCGCCATGCTCTTGCTCCCATCGGATTGCAACTCTAAATAAGCGCCATTGCTGAGAGTGAAAGTATTTCCGATATAGCCGGAGCCCACCGTATAGGTTCCCGGCAGGGATTGCACATACGCGCCGTCGCTGAACAGCAGTCCGGCCGTTCCCGAGACCGGCGTCGAGCCAATGATGATATTGGTCGCGCCGGTGGCGGAGTCCGCGCGCGCCCCCGTCGGAGCGAGTGGGAGCGCCAGAGCGAGAAGGATATTCGTGAGGAGGAATTTCGTACGCATTAGAAGGTCTCCATGACGCCGATGGATTGGGTTCCGCTGGCGGCGATCCCGTAGATCGCGGCCTGCGTGTTGATGGTCGCCGAAGCGCCCGGGGGAAGCGGCATTCCCGTCGTCGCGGTGACGCCGCTGGCGCCGAAATAGACCGTGGCCGAGCCCGCGTTGTAGAGCGTCGCGGCGATGCGGCCCGTGCCCGACACGCCCGTTCGCGCCGCGACGATTTGCGCGGACGTGGTTCCGATCGAGGCCTGCGACGCGGCGAAAGCGGCGGAGCCGACCGGGTTGTTGTTGACGCCGACATTGCCGATGGTGTTCGACCCGGCGGCGAGCGCGGGAAGGCTCGCGACGCTGCCGATGTTCCAGGTCCCGCTCTGCGTCGCCGCGACGCTCTGCCCGGACCAGTTCACGGCGAGCGTCGGAGCGGCGCCGATGTTGAAAGTCGGCGTCGCCGCGAAGGCCGGCAACGCGCCTCCAAGCGTCCACGTGACGCCTGTTCCCGGCGCGACGAAAAAGGGGTCGGCGGCGGTGATTTTATTGCCGTCGCCGTCCTCGATGACGACGCCTTCGGTGATGGAGCCGTCCGGGTTTTTCCATTGCATGCTCAACTCTCCTCATTGGACGCGCGTTCGCGATCACGCCGGGAAGTCCCTGCGCGTCGATGTCGCTCGAATGTGTGGTGTCGTTACGCCGTCGCGACGTTCGGCAGCAGATAGTGGATCGTCATGCGCACCGCGCCGCCGGTGAAACTTCCGCCCGCCGCCGTGTAGAGCACGGAGGTCGCGGCATAGAAGGGATTGGGGCCGATCAGCCCAAGGTTGGCAGAGCCCGCGCTCACGCCGAGCGAAGCGCCGAACTGCGAGGCGTTTCCGGCGACGCCGCAACTATATGAGGTCGCGCCGGTGATCGCGGTGACGACCCGGTTCGAAACCGCGAGCACGATCGCGCCATTCGGAATCTGCGCGGTCGAACTCGTCGTCGCCCCCGCGAGCGTCACGAGCTGCTCCAGACAGCCAAGCGTTATGCCGCCGCCATGCGCCGCCTGCGCCAGCAAGGTCGCGGCGCTGATCGTCACCGCCTCCGACAGTTTCGCCGCGGCGAAGCCGCCGGCGGTGGCGCCGTCCTGCACGACGAGGCGGTTGTTGGTGGTGTCGACGACGACCTCGCCTTGCGCGCCGGTGAAGGCGGCTACATTGGCGGCTGTGTCGCGCCGCAATTGAACCTGTGTGCTCATGCGAGCGTGCTCCTTGCGGGGGATGTAATTGGCGGAAGCGACGATGGTCATTGCGAGGAATGAAATGACGAAGCAATCCTGGGAGTCACGCGCGACTCCCAGGATTGCTTCGCTTCGCTCGCAATGACGGAACTGGCGCCGCCTGCCGTTTTGGCGAAAGAAAGCCCGCCGGATCGCTCAGCGACGGCGGGCTATGTCAGGCGGCTGCTTCGGCGACGGCGGCGCCGTCAGATGTTGAAGTCGCGCCGCGTAAAAATCGAATAGAGTTCAATTCCGTGGCGCGCGAGATTTGCCCGCGCGCCTTCCTCGCGATCGATCACCACCAGCGCCTTGCGGGCGATGCTGCCTGGATGCTCCATGTACATCCCCTCCATCGACTTGATGATCGAATTGCCCGATGTCGCCACGTCGTCGATCAGCAGCGCTTCCTCGCCTTCGGAGACGAAGCCGTCGATGCGCTCCAGCGCGCCATGCGCCTTGGCTTCCTTGCGCACGAAGAAAGCGTCGACGGGAAACGCCTTGATGAAGCTCATCACCGACACCGCGGACACCATCGGAATGGCTCCGACCGCGAGACCGCCGACGCAGCGCAAACCATGATGGCGCATGAAATCGACGATGACATCGCCAAGAATTTTCGCGCCCTCGGGCAGCATCGTCGTCTGCCGCAACTGGAACAGATAGGTGCTCTTGCCGCCCGAAGAGAGCGTGAAATCGCCTCTTTTCAGCGAGTGATGCTCGATCAATTCGCGCAGCCGCGCCCAACGCTCGTCGGAGCGCTCGATAACCGCGAAATCGGCGCGCGTCGGGGCGGAGTCGTTCATGGGTTTTGACCTCGTGGGCGAGTGCATGGATCGCGCGACGCCGTAACAGTTTTTGGGCGGGCGGGCAATGTCACGAAGTCACATTCCCCAGATCGACCCTAGCGGAAACCGCCCCGCCCGCCGTTCCCCAATCATCGGAAACCCCAACCAGCGCGCTGGCGAGCCCCCAGTCCTGATCCTGTGCAAGCTCCAGCGATGTCGTGACCGGGCCGACCACGCCGGCGCCGCTCGGGACATAGGTGTAAACCGCGCAGTTCGACAAATCCTCGAGGCCGCCGCCAAAGACGTTAAAGCTCTGGAACTTGAGATAGACCGTCTGGCCGATGAAATTGGCGGGGAGCGCATATCGCGCCACCGCGCCGTCGAGCCGCGCGAAGGGCGCGCCGGTCGAATGCGCCGCCGCCGTCGTTCCATACATGCCGCGCGAAAGACCGGCGAGATTGTATTTATAGGCCGCCGTCAGCGTCGCGCTGGCGAAGCCCAAGAGTTCGCCGTCGACGAGACAAAGCGTCTGCCCGGCCTGCGCCGCCGCCTGCGTCGCCGTCGTCAACGCGCCGGCGCTTTCCGTCAGATCGACACTCAACGCATCCGCCGTGTCATAGCCCGTCGCCAATGGAAGCGGGGCGGTCAGAAAACCCTGGCGCAGCGGCGCGGTGATCGTCGTGACTTTTTGGAAGGTGAGATTGTCGAGCGAAGCCCAGATCAGCGCGCCGCCCCAATTGGGATCAACGGCGCCGCTCGCCCCGCCCGAGGCGCCGAGCCAGATTTCGGCCGTGTTGCCGGTCAGGCCAGGAGGCGGCTCGAAGATCAGCGGCGTGTTGACGGAGTCGGCGACCACGCCGGCGTTGATCGAGCCGCCGCCGCTGGCGCCGGTTGGATTGGCGGCCGGCGTCGCGACGCCTTGCGGCATTTCCTCCGCCGTAACGCTCAACTTGCCGCTGTCGTCTTCCTCGATGCTGACGATGCGGACGGGATAGTTGCTCAAGCCGAGATTGGCGTCGGTCAGACTCACAATGTCCATCGGATCGAGCAGGCAAAACTCCCAGGACAGCGCGAATTTGAAACTGGCGCGCACATAGAGCCCGCGTTGCAGAATCGTCTGCGCGACCACCGACGCGACATTGAGGTCGCAAATCTCATGCGCTGTTATCGTCGATCCCACGCGCAGGCCATATTGTTCAATCATCGCCTGATCGCGCGCCGACACCGGCGTCGCCTGATATTCCGGCAGGCCCTGCGGCGCCAATATGTCCGACGGGCCCGATGCGCCCGTGCTGATTCCCGTGCGGTTGAGCGCCTCGATCCATTGCATGTTGGGCAGCGTGAAGGGATCGACGCGCGAGACCTTGATCGGATCGTCGCCCGGCGTATAGACGAGATCGGCGTCGGTGAGCGCATAGGCCGGCATCATGTTGGGAACGAAGGTCGCGCCATTGCCGGTGACGCTCTCGTCGCCATAGGGAATGAAGCGCAGCCGGTCGCCCGACCACACCGCCGCGACGTTCAGCAATTGCAGCCATCGCGTCAACACGCTCGACGCCGTTTCGGTCTGGTTGAGCGTCGGACTGAAGCACGGCCCCATCGCGCGGCAATAATTTTGCAGCGACGCGCCGCTCGAACCATAGAGCGTCGTCGCGTCGATATTGGCGCCGGGAAAGCCGACGCCATATTGCGGATTGAGCAGAAAATCGGCGATCACTTGCGCCGGATCGGCGTCGAGTCCATTCGCGCCCGTGCCGTAGAGCGGACCCTGAACCTCGAGGTTCAGCGTGCCGATGCCGGCCGAAGCGCCGAGGCCGAAATTCGCCGCGCAGACATAGGCCGTGCCGGGATAGGCGAGGCTTTGGCTCGAATAATTCGCGGCGAGATAGCCCCAGGGAGCCTGGTTCGGCGCGCCGTCGAACAGCGTGAGTCCGAGCGAGGAAAGCCCCGAGCCGCCGCCTGATACGACGCCGCCCGTCGTCGTGAATTGCGTACCGTAAGTCGATTGGCTCTGCCAGACCTGATTGACCCCGACGATCGGCCCCTCGCACAGCGCCATCATCAGATCGGCGGAATAATTCCAACCGGAAAGACTCCAGGTGACGCCGCCGCCCCCGCCGCCGCCGAAGATCGAGCCCTTGCCCGCGGACTGCTGCGGCGTATACACCGGGACCGCCTGGAAATTGGCGTAAAAGAAGACGTTCACGGCGAGCTTGCTCATTCCCCACACGAGGGGAATCGGCAGCGTGTTGGTCGCCGTTTGCAGTTGCAGTCCGGTATAGGCCGGCCAGATCGCGGCGGTCTGCGGCGAGGCTTTTTTCGAGGCGAGAAAGCTCATCGGGGCCCATCCAAAACGCTGGCGTAAATTGCGGTCGCGACGCGCTCGCCCATCATGGCGTTGCGCTCCACGGCTTCTTCGAGAACGACCCGCGACGGCAGCGAGGCGTGAATGATCGTCAACGGATCGAGGCGGGAAATCAGCCCGCCATGACTGTAGGAGCGTCCGACGCGAAACAGCATCACGTCGCCGATTCGCGGCGCCGTCACCCTGCGCGCGCGCGGCAGCACGAGGTTGAGGTAACGCTCTTCATCGCGGTGCATGTGCCAGTCATGCGTATAGGGACGCGGATCGAACGGCTCCACCAACCCAAGATCGACGAAGACCCGCACCAGCAGCATGCCGCAATCGACGCCGACGCCCTTGATGTCGGCGCAATTATGATAAGGCGTGCCAATCCACGACCGCGCCTCGGCGACGATTTTTTCACGCATGGGTGGGATTCCTGTGGCGGCGCGAGAAAGAACGGCCGCCCGCGGTTTTCAGAGCTATGATAACCGCGGTTGACGATATGCAAACCGTGGTATACAGCGCGATATGATTGAAATTGTCCAGACCGATGCTTTTTCAGAATGGCTAGACGATCTTCGAGACAGCAAGGCGCGGACAAAAATCATCGCCCGCATCAAGAGGCTAGAGTTTGGTGATCCTGGCGACGTAGCGCCGGTTGGCTAGGGCGTCAGCGAAATGCGCATTCACTATGGTCCTGGATACCGCCTCTACCATGTTCAGCGCGGGTCGTTGGTGATCGTTCTGCTTTGCGGCGGCGATAAGTCGACACAAGCCCGCGACATCGGGATCGCGAAAGCAATGGCGAGGGAACTTGGGAGTATGACATGACCGTTAAACTTACCCGCTTCGACGCGGCGGACTATCTTCGCGACGAGGAAGACATCGCCAACTATCTCTCCGACATTTGCGAAGACGGGAGCCCGGAACTAATCACTTCCGCGCTCGGCGACGTGGCGCGCGCGCGCAATATGAGCCAGCTCGCGCGGGACGCCGGCCTTTCGCGCGTCGGATTGACAAAGGCGCTCTCGACTGGCGGCAACCCGAGTTTCGCGACGGTCGCCAAGGTCGCGTCGGCGCTCGGATTGAAGATCGTGTTCGCGCCGAAAGTCTCCGACGCGAACCACGGCTGAAGTTGCGTCAATCGCTCACATCGCCATCTGCGGCGGCGGCACGAACGGAAACGCGCGGAAATTCGCGAGATTGTCGAACTTCGCTCCGCATGTGCCCATCGTGTGGTCGCAGCCCTGATAGACGGTGATCGCGTCGCCCGCCGCGGGCGGCTCCGGCAACGGATACATCAGCGTCAGCGATGTTCCGGCGACAACATATTTGACCGTCGCGACCACGCCCGCGTTGGCGCCCGAGCTGAAAACCATCTTGCCTTGCAGATGCGCCGCGAGCGCGCCCGAAAAATTGATGAGGCTCGTCGTCGACGCGAAGCCTACGACGCCATTGGTTGAAAAAGCCCCCGCCGGCAGGCCGCAGCCGAGATCGAACAGCGTGTGCAGACAGGTCGGCGCGAAGATGTTGCGGGGCATATCTATGTCGAGCAGGACAAGCTCGTTGGCGACGGTGAGCTTCGCTTTGGTGCGGCCCACTTCGTCCACGGTCGAGACGCGGCCATAGAATAACGTCACGCCATCGACCTGCGTTCCCCCCAGAAAATCGGAAAAGAACACGCGGTCGCGCCGGACCATCGCGCCGTCGAAGGCGCCGTCGCGCAGCGCGACGAGAAACGCCGCGCCGCTCGTCAGATCGCCGGGCCTCGCGGCGATGGTGATCTCCTGGCGGTCGACGTTCAGCCCGGTCGCGGCGCGATATTTCAGGCCGCAGACAAGCGGGCCATTGGCGAGAAACCGATTGCCGGCGTAAACAATGGGAACGTCAGCGTTGGTGTAGGTCAGCGTCGCTCCGCCGGTCAGCGCGAATGTGTAGCAATCCGCGAAGGCGATTTGAATGTCGGGGCTGGCGCGCGCGGCGATCAGGAAATTTATGAGCGTCGAGGAAGCCGTTTTCATTGCCGAACGCTCCGAAATTTGACGCTCTTCGCCGCCCAAAGATTTTGCATGAAGTTCTCGAAATCCTGACTGTCTTCGAGAAAGCGGCACACGAAAGCGTAGGCGAAGGAGGCCGTGATCGTCGCTCCGCTCAAAGGCGGGGCGCTGAAGGAAAGCAGGTTCGGCGCGACAAGCGACCAGTTCGAGACGGCGACGCCATTGACCGCGACGCCCGTCACGCCGGTGACGTAAAAATCGGAATCCAATCCCGCGCCAATCGAGCGAACGAAAGTAAATTGCGTCGTCGCGCCGTCACCGGCCGCGATCGTCTGGTTGGTCTCTGCGCTGTCGTTGGGGTCGACATAGAGAAACGCGCCATAGGAGCCGCAACATTGCAGATAAAGCCCCATCACCGCCTGCAAGGATTGCGCGCCGAGACTGGGATTGCACGCGGCGTCCGAAGCGAGCGCCTCGAAGCCGACCTCAAATTCATACAGCCCCTGATACAGCGCCGTGCGAACCGTGCGCCCGGAGTCATGCTCGGCGACATGGGTCGCGGTGATCGGACTCTTGGTCGCGAAGGTCTGGCCGGCGAGAGTGGGAAATATGGGAAGAGTCATGCGGCCTCACACTTTTTGTGGCGAGCGCGACGAGGATCGGCGGGCGTCATTGCGAGCGAAGCGAAGCAATCCAGGAGGGCTGGGTTGGCTCTGGATTGCCGCGTCGCTACGCTCCTCGCAATGACCGGAGTCCGGGCGTCACAGTTTCACCGTCACCAGCTTCAAGCTCTTTAAGCGAAACAAGTTGTAGGCGAACTGCTCGAAGTCGAGCGCGTCGTCCTTGAAGCGGCAGAGCCACAAGGCCGAGCCGTCCACATTGACGCTCGCGCCCATCGCCGGCGCGCTGGCGAGCGTCAGGCTGGGCTCGTAGCCGGAGGAGAGACTCCACGCACCGGAGGCCAGCGCCAGACCGTTCACGCGCACCGCCGTCAGGCTCGACACGCCCGCGAGCGGCTCGGTGAACGCCCCGGTCGTGCGCTGCATCGGAAACACCGTCGTCGCGCCGTCGCCGGTTCCGATTATTTGGTTCGTCAGCGCGGAGAGCTCCGGCGGCGCGAACCAGAATGGTTGCGCCTGTCCCTGCATGCTCTCGAAAAAGCCGAGGATGTTTTGCAGTTCTTGCGTCGCCGCGTCGCCGCGCAAAAAATCATAGGTCAGTTCGATCTCGTAAAGCGGCCAGCGCATCTTCATGCGCCGCGCGGATTTGCCAGAAGCGCGCCCGTGCTCCAGCGTCGCGAACCGCGGCGTTACCTTGCTCGACCAGCCCTGCCCGATCAAAGTCGGAAAGGTCGCGAACGGGCCAAAGCTCGGCGCGCGTGACGGCGCCTGCGGCGGCAGCGACGGCAGCTTGCCGTTGAGCCAATGGCCGTTCGCCCAATCCGCGCCGTCCGACCAAATATCGGTGCGCAGCGGAAACTCGGGCAAGGGCCGCGCGTCCCAGCACCACGCGAACATCAGATCATCGGCGATCATCGGCACACCGGCGGAGGATATTTCATTATTGCCGGGCGCCGTCCAATATTGCCAAAAGGCTTGCAGCGCGGTCAGCGCCAACGTCGCGTCGATCAGCGGCGCGGTCTTGGCGGCGTTCCAGATAGACCAGAACGGTGTTCCGCCGGAGATCGAAGCGGGATCGTAAAACACATTCTCTTCATTGGCGCAGCGATCCGAGGTCGGAAAGCCATATTCGAGAAAGCCGACGCTTTTCGATTGCGGAACCCATTGCGTGTGAGGACCATGCGGAACGGTCCCCGCGCCGTCGCCGGCGTCATAAACGGCTTGATGCGTGTTGTTCCACCACCAGCGTATCTGCTTGAAGGCGAACAGCTCCTGGCCGGCGGAATAGGCGTTGCGCGCCTGCGCCAGACGATCGCCTTGCGGCGCGGTCACATATTGCAGCGTTCCATTGGGATCGAGCGTCATCGAGGATGTGTAGTCGCCATACCAGTAATGAAATTTCTCGCCGCCCTCGATGTTGGCGGTCAGATAGTCGAGCCGATGAACGTCCGGCGCGCCGGTGAGGCCAAAGCCGAGCGTCGTCGGACTGGCGAGCGGCCAAGAGGCAGGCGCCGGCAGACGCCAGTTTCGCGCGTCGAGACCGCCGTCGCCGGTGGTCCAGTCCGACAACGGCATGTAATTGTCGATCGACACGAAATCGATGTTGGATGACGCGAACAGCGTGTCGAGATGCGGAAAGATTCCCGTTACGCCCGCGTGCTGCGCGCCCATCCATTGCGACCAATCGGCGGAATAGGTGATGAGGTTTTCGCGGGCCGCGAGATTCTTGGTGAGGCCCGCCGCGTCGAACACCGAGCGGCAATCATCGGCGAGCGTGACGAGCCCGGCGACGAAGGGATAATCCCACACCGCGTTTCCGCTGCCGTCCGTCGTGCCGGCGGGCGTCCATGCGGGCCCGCGGATCGCCTCGAGCCCGCGCAGCTCGGAGCCGAACACGAAGAGATTGACGCCGCCGGCGAGCGCCGCGAGATTGGCGTAATGCAGCACGAAGCGGCGATATGTGAAGTCGAGCACATTGCCCGAATAATGCACGGTGAGATTGGTCGCGTCGCGCGTGAACTGCGAGGTCGCGGCGGTTCCCAGAAAATTATTCGCAACCGTCGTCGCGGCGCTGGAGATATCGGGCGAATAGGTCACGAGCCCGCGCCACGGCTTGCCGGTCACGTCCATGTTCATCATCAGATAGAGCGCGACCTTGAACCCGCGATTCTTTAGCTCCGCGATGCAGCGCACGACCGATTGATCGGAGGGCGTGCCGCCGTAAGCGGCGTGAACGCCGTCGGGCCGGCTGATCGGAATGAGGCCGGATGTCGCGAGCGTCACGTCGGAGACGCGCCAGGAGTCGGTCCCGCCCGCCGTCGGCTCGAAGGCGCCGACCGCGCCGTTAAGGAGATAGGTCGTCGCCGGATAGACTTGGCACGTCGAGGCGTCGAGCGAGTTCCCCAGCCATTGCACGACCAGCGCGACGCTCTCGCAATTGGGCAGCGTCGCCTGCAACTGGTCGAGCGCGAACATAACGTCCGTGCGCGTTCCGCCAGGCGCGTGATAAGTGTTGATCGGCAGAAAGGTCGAGGAGCCCGGCTGTTTGCCGCTATACGCCAGGGTGTCGTAGACGAACTCGCCCGACGCGGGGATGAGGTTTATCGCGGAGAGATAGGGGAAGGTCATGCGGGCCTCGATTGGTCGCAGAGACGCTGGACGAGGAAGCAAAGGACGGGCATGCCGCGTCCGGCCTCGGAAGCGCGCATGCGGACGCAAGCCCCGGCGGGCCTTGCGAAAACGAGCGGCGATTCGTCAGGTCAGTTCGCTATGAATTCCACCATCTCAAGGGCAAGTCGCCATAGCCTTGCGCGAGTGTTCCAAAGAATATGAGCGCGACGCCAATCACCCGTTCGGCTATGACATCGTGCATGACGCCAGGGCGCGCGACCTTGTGCGCTTCTCTCTGTCGCTTGAGCAAATGCGCGGGCGAGTGGCCCGCGAGAGGCTGGGCGGCAAGCGGACGGCTTGCCGCTTCGACTAAACCCTCGGGCATCTGACGATCAACGGCGTCTTTAAATCCGGTGCGAAAGAACGGTTGCGCCGTCACGATGACGCCTAAAGCAGTCAAGGCGGCGCCGAACCGCGACCCGATCGCCGGATCGCGAGTCGTCGCGAACCAAACGCAATGACCCACGCTCACCACGATAAAAATCGCCAGATAGGCGAGCCAAAGCCACCAATGTCGTGTCACGTTCGCGTTTCCTCAAAGGAAAGGTAAATGTTCCTCGCGGCGTGTTCGAACGCTGGCGGCGGATGCAGCTTAGCGCGCGGGGATATGCGGAGATAGAAGCGGAAACTACTCACATGCGCCGCCCGCGCCAATCGAGCGGCGACCGCTCAAGAGGTGAGCGCGAATTGCCGGCTCACGTCGGATTCAGTCCCCGCACGCCAAGGTGCAGCCCGTCCTGCACATGGCGGCCGACCGCCTTCATGATCTCGCGGCCATTGCCCTGCAAGAAGCTCGCGACGCCCTGCGCGTCTAGCGCGTGGACGTGGAAATTCACCGGCGCGTGAACGCTCGGCGCGGCGTCGCTTCGCGCGCCGCCGTTATTGACAAGATTGCGGAAGGCGTCGCCCTGACTCGCGGTCATCACCAGTTCGTTCAAGGTCACCATTTCATCACAGGCTCTTGAATTCACTGATTTCATTGCAAATATAAGACCGGGTGCCCAACAAAACTCGGTAACAGTCATGTCGCGTAAGAAGACCTATCTCCGCCGAATTGACGACGCCCCCTATCAATTTTTGATGCGGGTTCCGCTCAAGATATTGCCAAGGGTTAAAGGACGAACGATCCCGATTTCGCTTCCGCCTTCGGGTGAGGAATCGCCGGTTTTGGTCAGCACGAAAATCGGAACCTTCGTCAAATTCTCCCTTCGCACTCGTGATCTGGATGTCGCCAAAGCACGAGAAGGAGTGGCGCGTTCTTAACTCCACAAACTGTTCAATGCCGTAGGAAGGGGTCCGACGACCATCACCTACCGTCAAATGGTCGGCCTTGCGGGTATCGTCTATCGATTGTTCGCGGAGACCTTTGGCGAGAATCCGGGAAAGCCGGAAAAGTGGGCGGCGTGGAAAGCGTTTAATCGGGCCGCTGGTGAGGGTCGGATCACTTCCGCTCCCTCGGTGCGGCCAGAACCATTTGATGAAGTGGAAGCGGCTAAAAATCGATTTGGAGCCGACTTAACGACGGGCATTAACTCCCTACCCCGCAACGAAGCCGTGGAGGGTCTTGAATCGCGGTTCGGTGAAATCACGAACTGGGTTCTCGCCCACCATGACCTCGAAATCGATGAACAAACGAGGAAGGCTCTTTTGGTCGAGGTCTATAAAGCCGCTCAGGATGCAGGTTGGCGGTTAAAACAAAACGCCGAGGGTGATTATAGCCCTGACCCGATGCAAGAGCGTTTCCCGCCCTTCGAAAAACACCCGCAACTCACGTTGTCGGAATTGTTCGAGCGTTGGAAGTCCGAGGTAAAACCGGCAACTAGAACAGCATTAGCATGGAAAAGAGTGTTCAACGCCTTCGCGATCTACCTTGGTCACGAAAATGTCAAGCAAATAACCGACGCCGACGTTATTAATTGGAAGGATTATCTTGTCGCTAAAGGGTTGAAGAGCAAGACCGTCAATAACGCGTATCTCGCCTGTTTACGAACAATTTTCAACTTTGGCGTCAACAACAAGCTAATCACGCATAACCCCGCCGAAAAGGTCAAAATGGCTTTCCGCAAAAACTCAGAACAATCGGCCCTTCCCTACAATGACGAAGAAGTCGCTCGACTTTTGTGGCTGGCTAAACAAGAAGTGAATCCTATACGACGCTGGCTCCCGTGGTTGGCGGCGTTAAGTGGAGCGAGAATCGGGGAGTTGGCGCAATTGTGGGGTTCGGCAATTAAGATCGAGAACGGCGTTCACTTCATGGAGATTAAGTCGGCACCGGATGGCGGGAGTCTCAAAACGCCCAACAGCGAGCGAAAAGTTCCGC